TCTTTTCCTGCATATGCAGGCAACCAATACGATTCGGAACTACCACCACTTGTCAAACATTTGTCAGGTATTATGGTTTTATGAACTGCAAATACTGCGGTGGGGATGTTCCACTAAAAGCGCCTAATCAAACTGGGCGGCAGGCATTATTTTGCTCAAAGGAGTGCAGGTCATCTTTTTACTATGCGCCTAAAGTTTCTAAGCCTTGCGACTATTGCGGAACTGAGTTCATTGTGTCGGCTAGAAATAAGGAAAAGAAATTTTGCACTCGTAAATGTATGTACGACAGCAAGGTCAAAAGAAATGACCCAATGACCAAATCTTGCGATGGTTGTGGATCAGAGTTCATTACTCGCATTAAGGCTCAAAGATTTTGCTCCACAGATTGCCGACTTGATTACCGAGCATCGCAATCATCTACTGAATGGCGCAAGAAAAATCCTAAGAAAGATGTTTATGTTTACGACTGCGATTGGTGCGAAGAAAAGATTGAACGATTGACTCCACTAGGCGGAGTCAAACGCTACCATCCTGAATGCTCTAGGCAAGCTCAGTCTGCCAGGAACAGGATAAAAACTGTCAAGCGTCAAAATGCCACAGTAAAACCGTCAAGAGTTTGGGTCGAGATGTTAGTTGAAACAGATGGGTCAGACTGCCAAATCTGTAAAGAGCCTATTGACTTAACGCTTGCTCGGACTAGCCGATTTGGTGCAACCATTGACCACATCATTCCACTATCTAAGGGCGGAACAGATGAGATTGATAACCTGCAACTTGCTCATTGGATTTGCAATAATCAAAAGAGCGACAAACTGATTGAGGGTCTAAATGCCTAATCCTGGTAAATCACCTGAGTTGAAAAAGCTCATCGGGTCAAGAGAGCCTAGCCCTACTCTCGCAATCAGTGAGCCTGTTGCTAAAATCCCTAGCCCACCTCGGCGCTTAGAGGAATCAGGTTTGCAGTTATGGAATCAGGCTTGGTCACTGGGCTGGATTAGCCTAAATGCTGACTATACCGCTTTAGCCCTACTGTGCGAGCGAATGGATGAGCGCGACATCTTGACTAATTGGCTTATCGAGAATCCCGATGACTGGCGACAAAGAGCAGCCCTTAGAAAGCTAGAAGATTCAATCGAGAACAGCCTAAAGACTTTGATACTAACGCCAGAGGCTCGCCTCAAGGCTGGAGTTGCAGAGGCAAAAGCTAAATCTAAACTAGATCAACTACTAGAACTAAAGGCTGCTAAGAATGGCTAAACGGCGATACCGCTTTGGGGCTGAATACTACCTGCGCCTAATTGACCGCTTGGTTGCTCGGCGCTATTTTGAGGCAGCCCGATTTATCGAGGTAGACATTGACAGCCTCTAGTTGGCCACCGCTTTATTTGACCCCTGTGCCTGCCGAGGCTATTGAGCGAGGCGATGGCGAGTTTGCGGCTATGTTCGCTGAAACCTTTGGCTCTATTGGTAAAGACGGCATTGCAGGTCGAGCAGGTGAGGCGCTAAAGATGCGACCTTGGCAGACCGAACTTTTAAAACACCTTTACGCTCGTGATGAGAATGGTGGCTTGCTTGCACAGACGGCACTCCTCGGGCTTCCGAGAAAGAACGGCAAATCGGCGCTCTCTAGTGCGGCTATCGGCCTCTACTCTTTGATTGCTGAGGGCATCACAGGTGGCGAGGTTATCGCGGTTGCTGCTGAAAAGGAACAGGCTCGCATTGTGTTTGGCGAAGCAAAGCGAATGGTGGAGAACAGCGAACTCTCAGAGCTAGTTCAGGTTTATCGAGATTCAATCTTTGTGCCTGCCAGTAATTCGGTGTTTAGGGTTGTTTCTGCTGAGGCTTACTCTAAAGAGGGTTTGAACCCTAGCCGAGTGATTATGGATGAGCTTCACGCTCACAAGAACCGAGAGCTGTTTGATGTTTTCTCTCTTGCTATGGGAAACCGAGGCAAGATTGGGCAGTTAGTCGCCATCACTACCGCTGGGGTAAAGACCGACTCGACAGGTCAAGACTCTGTTTGTTATTCGCTCTATAACTACGGCAAAAGGGTAGCCTCTGGCGAGGTTGTTGATCCGGCTTTCTTTATGGCTTGGTGGGCTGCCCCAGATGATGCTGACCACCGCGACCCTGCTAACTGGGCGCTTGCTAATCCTGGCTTTGATGACATTGTTAGCCGAGAAGACTTTGAGTCTGCTGTGCGCCGAACTCCAGAGGCGGAGTTTAGAACTAAGCGAATGAATCAGTGGGTTAGCTCGCAGTTGTCTTGGTTGCCCTCTGGCACTTGGGAAGCCTGCTCTGACACTAAAGAGCTTGACCCTGATGCCGAATACATCCTCGGCTTTGACGGCTCTTTCTCAGGTGACTCGACTGTCATTGTTGGTTGTCAGATTCCTAAAGCCGATGAGAAACCTTATGTCTTTATGGTCAAGGCTTGGGAAAAGCCAGCAGGGGCAGATGACCTGTGGCGAGTAGACATCCAGGATGCAGAAAACACAATCATTGACTTTTGCGCTCGGTTCAAAGTCCGAGAAGTAGCCTGTGACCCTTTTCGCTGGCAAAGGTCTATGGAAGTGATGCAGGATATGGGTGTGCCGATTGTGGAGTTCCCCTCTACCTCAGCTCGCCGAATGGTGACAGCCTGTGCCAAGTTCTATGATGCGGTAGTCGAGGAAAGGCTAACTCACGATGGCAACCCTCTACTAGCTCGCCATTTGTCTAATGCTGTTGTCAAGATTGACAACCTTGGCCCTCGCATTGTGAAAGAGAACCGCAACTCTAACCGCAAAATTGACGCGGCTGTTGGCGCGGTGATTGCCTATGACCGAGCAAGCGGTAGAATAGAAGAACAGGTTATACCTGAGTTTTTTATCTAAAGAGGTTGAATGTTAGCAACTGGATTACAAATCGCAGGAATTGCGGTTATCGCTGTGGGTGTTGGATTCATCTTCATTCCGGCTGGCATCATCATCGCCGGCATCGGGGCGCTACTCTTTGGGCTGGCTTTGGAGAGAGGTAACTAATGCTGAACAGATTGACCGAGAGCAGAGCAATCTCTTTTCAGACCGTTTGGGGAACAGGCTCAGACCTGTATCTTGAGAACGCTGCTGGGGTGAATGTAAACAACAAGACCGCTTTTGAGATTGTTGCTTTCTTCTCAGCCGTTAGCCTAATCAGCGACAGCATCTCAACCCTGCCTGTTGATTCTTTCATCCGTCAAGACGGTATTCGCAGACCTTTCCGACCTCGACCTGCTTGGGTTGATCAGCCAGATGTTGATTTGACTCGACAGGGCCACTATGGTCAGGTTCTAGTTTCCCTGCTAATTGACGGCAACGCTTTTGTGCGAATCTTCCGCGATGGCAACGGCGAGATTGTGAACCTTGTCGCACTTGACCCCTCAACTGTTGAGGTAAGGCGCAACGGCCTTGGTCGCAAAATCTTCATCATAACCGGCGAGGAAAAGACTCTAACCTCTGAGGATGTCTTGCACATTGTGGATGTTATTGAGCCTGGCGCTTTGCGCGGTATCAGCCGAGTCAGCAAGCTCTCAGATGCTCTAGGTGTCGCCTCAGCTTTGCAACAGTATGCAGCCCGATTCTTTGGTCAGGGTGCAACAACTCAGGGTGTTATCGAGTATCCTGGGCCTCTAACTCAAGAGCAGGCTAAACAACTGCAACAGGGCTTCGACTCTCGTCACAGCGGTTTCCGCAAAGCACACAAAACAGGCATCCTGTCAGGTGGCGCTAAGTATGTTTCAACTCAGGTAGACAATGACTCGGCACAGTTCCTAGAATCTCGCCGCTTTGCTGTCGAGGAAGTTGCTCGCCTATTCAACATCCCTCTAAGCCTTATGGGGATTCCAGGCACTCAGAGCTATGCCTCAGTCGAGCAGAATCAGATTCAGTTTGTCACAAACACGCTTAGGCCATTTGTCGAGAAACTTGAATGGGCTTACTCACGCCTGCTACCTGTCGAAGCCTTTATCAAGTTCAACACCAACGCTCTCCAGCGCGGTGACTTCAACAGCCGTGTGACCGCTTACTCTGTGCTTTCTCAGATGGGCGCTTACTCAGTAAACGAAATCCGCGCACTCGAAGACTACTCCCCAGTAGGCAACGGCGATCAGCACCGAGTTCCACTAGCGAACATCGCACTAACCGCTACCACCATTGTTGAGGAGCAAGAGCGAGTCAAGATGGCTCAGATGCTCATTCAGGTTGGTTTCGACCCTGCCGATGTTTTGGCCAAGCTCGGTCTGCCACCTATGGCTCACACTGGAGTTCCATCAACACAGCTGCAACAGGTTGCACAGATTGACCCTGCTAATCCTGCTGGGGTTTACGAGGTCTAGCAATGGCGCTAGTTCAGTCGGTTGTCACAGTAGGCACAGCAGCGACCACAGTTGTTGCACCTACTAATGACTATGTTCAGTATGTTCTAAAGAATCTTGAGCCTAAGACCTCTGAGGAATCAGCTCGCGAGGGCGACATTTATCTTATCGGTCAAAAGTTCACTATTACTAACGGCGCATCTGCCGCTTTCTCGATTCTGACTGGGCCTACTGGCGCTCAACTGGACTTCTATGAAATCATCTCTGACACCGCTAATGTCTATGCCGAACTCATTGAGGGCGCAACCATTGTCACAACTGGCGACCCTATCACCGCTCACAACCTAAACCGCAACTATTCAGATGCTCACAGTTCGGTTCTAAAAGCCACTACAAGCGTCACTGGCGGCACAACTATCAGCGCCGAGTATGTCACGGCCACTAACCAAGCTGGTGGCGGTATTGACAGCGACAAGGTTCACACTCTCGAGCCAAACACTGAGTATGCGATGCGCTTTAGCAATGTCGGAACTCAGGCAACAACTGTTTTCTTTCAGATCGGCTTCTCTGAGAAATACAACGGCTATAACAGCATTTGGCTAGGCACTGTTGATAACTCTTATGTTCTACGCGCAGGCGAGGAATTGTCTTTTACACTGAACCCTAATGCAACCATCAACGCAACCTCTTTAGTAAATGGTTGCAAACTAGCAGTTATGAGGCAAGACTGATGCCGTATTACATCACCGAGAACTCAGCCGATTGCCCTACCTGGGCTGTTGTCAAAGAAGATGGCGAACTAATCGCCTGTCACGACACTAAAGAGTCAGCCATTGATCAGGCTGTTGCTATCTCAATCGCTGAGGATGAGCCATTTGAGGGCGAGCGAGCCGCTATCAACGCTCTAGAGCCAGAGGATTATGTTTCTTGGGATGTTCTAAACCCTGAGATTTTGGCTGAGGTTGTAATGGTCGAGGGCGAGTATGCCGTCATCAAACTTTATGACTTTGAAGATGGTGTGTTTGTGCCAACTAGCAAGATGCTTATTATCAATGTCTTTAAGTTAGAGATTGTGCCTAGACCAACCCTCACTGTCGAGGAAGTTATTGAGCCAGAGGATAGCGAGCCAGATGAGGAAGAAATCATCTTGGATGAATCTCGCGCAATCAATGAACCTGCCCCTGCCTATATGAGAGCAGCAGCAAGGCGAGGACTTGAATACTATGAGCAAGGTCTTGGCGGTGACGGTCTAGTAGAGCGCACCATCCGCGAGGCTAGGGCTATGGCTGAGGGCGATGTCAGCGATGACAAATGGATTCGGATTGCTGCCTGGATTGCTAGACACCTCGGCGACCTAGATGCTCCAGATGCAGACCCAAACTCAGAGAACTATCCGAGTGCCGGAGTTGTTGCTCATCTGCTATGGGGTTCAGGGCCATCAAAGCGAGCAGCAGAGCGAACCTTGGCATTTGCTGAGAGTGTAGTTGCTAGAATTAGGGCAGAGCAAGAAAGCGAAAGAATGACTGAAACTATTTCAGAGCGCGACAAATGGATTGGCGCTGCTTGGGCTATCAAAGCCAAGATTGAGGGATTGCCAGATGAGGCTCGCTCTATTGGTAAGAATGAAACTCGCATCAACACTGAGGCGCTAGAAATCCGCGAAGACGGCGATGGGATGACCTTTGAGGGTTATGCTGCTGTATTCAACAGCGACTCAGAGCCACTGCCTTTCATCGAGCGCATTGCCCCAGGTGCTTTCAAGCGGTCACTGCAAAGCCGAAATGAAATCAAACTACTCTGGAATCACGATGCAGGCGAACCTCTAGCATCTGTTCGTGGTGGCACTCTAAAGCTAACGGAAGATGACCGTGGTCTAAAGGTTCAGGCTCGACTAGCCAACACCACAAAAGGGCGCGATGTAGCCGAGTTGATTCGCTCAAAAACCATTGACTCAATGAGCTTTGGTTTCTCAGTTATCAAAGACTCTTGGTCACGCGATGGCAATCAGCGCACCCTCGAATCAGTCCGACTTCACGAAGTCAGCCTAGTATCTTGGCCAGCCTATGAGGGAACTGCTGGCAGTGTGTCAGTGCGCTCATCTCGCAACATTGATGCAGACCAACTAGCCGATTCGCTAATGAAGCTAGAACTAGGTGAAGAACTAGACCCAACTCAGGCTAGCCTTATCAATGAGGTTGTTGCTAAACTAACCAAGACCGAGGAAGTTCAAGAGGTCGAGGGCGACATTCTTGCTCTCAAGAAAAAGAAACTCGATCTACTAATGAAAGGTCTGTAATGGCTACCAAAGAAGAAATCGCAACCGCCATCAAGGTCATTGAGGAAGTTTCAGGCAAGCCTGACTCTGGAGTCATTGCCGAGCTAGTGAAAGAACTCAAAGCCTCTGGGAATCCTGCAAAGGAAACTAGAGTTATAGAGTCAAAGGAAACTCGATAGATTCCTGCCCACATAAGCGCAGGTCAAAAAGAATAACCCTAACTCTTTCTGGTTTTCTTTACCCCACTGTTTACTCCCTTTCGCAGTGGGGTTTCTTTTTGCCGTAAAATAATTAGTGGATACCCGAGAACAGTCCCTGTAATGCGAGAGCATAGATCAAACTGCTCGGGTTTTGCTTTTTTGCTTTTATGTCTATACAATTTGTCTATACATCAACCGATGTAAATAAAACACCCAAACATTCTTGGCGGAATGTTACAAGCCCTCAGTAGCCCCCTGCTGGGGGTTTGTGCTTTAAGGGGATGGTTTGCCAAGGTTGCAGGGGCAGACTTGCCAAGGACGCACTTACACAATCTCAGTAGAATAGAAGTAGGTTCTGTGTCACTCACGGCCTCTAGCCTGTTCAGCGTTAGCGCGGCAGGATTTCCCAAACAAAATCTATTAGGAGAAAACTAATGTCAGAGTTCATCAAGACTCAGGCAGAAGTCCGTTCAAACCTAATCAGCCAGATGCGCGAAGTCCTAGACACCGCTGAAGCTGAGGGTCGCGGTCTTACTGCTGAGGACAACGCAAAAATCGCTCGCATCGAGGCCGACATTGAAGCCCGTGATGCTGCTATCGCAACCGCTCAGAAAGTTGCAGAGCGCGAAGCTCGCGCAACCGAAGCCGCTGCATCATTCGTACCTGCTCAGGCTGCAACTGCTACCGATGCAGACTTGCTACGCTCAATCGCTCGCGGTGAAGTTCGTGGCCACGAGTTCGCTCGTGAGGCTCGTGCAGCTCTAGTTCCATCGGCTAACACCGTTGGTCAGTCATTCTATGACCGCGTATTTGAAATCGCTCAGTTGGTTGGCCCAATGCTAACCGTTTCTGAGGTATTCAACACGGCCAGCGGAGAGAACCTCGTCATTCCGACAGTCACCGCCACCTCATCTGCTGGATCGGTTGCTGCTGGCTCGGCTATCTCAGAGTCAAACCCAACTTTCTCAAGCATCACTCTTGGCGCTGAGAAGTACGGTGCTTTGGTTTCTGTTGCTTCTGAACTTGTTTCAGACGCAGGCTTCGACATCACTGGCTACATCGCTCAGGAACTTGGAACTGCACTAGGCCTACAGGCTAACTCAGTTCTAACCACCAAGCTATCTGCTGCTGCTGGCTCAGTAGTAACCGGTGGCACTGGTGTTGCAGGTGCTTTCACCTACGAGAACCTTGTAGACCTCGTGTACGGCATCGCAGATGGCGCTCGCGTTCTTCCAGGCCTAGGCTTCCAGATGAGCAAGACCGGTATCGCTACCGCTCGCAAGCTCAAGGATGGCGCTGGCAACTACATCTGGACTAACTCAGCAGTAGACGGACAGCCTGGCACTTTGCTTGGTTACAATGTCTTCGAGAATCCAAATGTCGCGGCAGTAGCCACCGGCGCTAAGTCGGTACTATTCGGACACCTACCATCATTCAAGGTTCGTGTTGCTGGCGGTATCCGCGTAGACCAGAGCGCAGATTACAGCTTCGCTAACGATGTTGTAACCTACCGTGGTTTGATTCGCCTTGATGGTGGACTAACCCACGCTACCCACATTGGCTACTTCAAGGGCGCTGGCTCATAACTAGCCCCAATTAAAGACCCCGAGGGTCGGCTCTGCGTAGGGAGTCGGCCCTCGGTTTATTTAAGCGCCACTCCATAATTGTTTTATTTCCCTTAGAGGCATTGCAGGTTCGACAAGCTGAAACTAAATTGCCAATTGTATGTTTACCGCCTCTGCTAAGCGGCACTATATGATCGAGTTCATTCAAGCCAATCGTTCCACAATAAAAACAAGGCGACTTTCTAATTTGCATTATTTCTGATGCGGAAAGCTTTATTCCGCCTGTGCCACGCTTAATTGCTCTACGGTTTATGCCGTGTCTATCGTAAAGTTCTTTATTTGCATTTCTCAAAGCCCGTGATTTTGCTCTATAAATTTCAGGGTTTTGCTGATACCTTGCTCTATTTCTTTCATTTCTCGCAATGCGATTCTTCTCAGCAGATTTCTTTTTATTGGCAGATACTCGCTCTGGATTGCTTATAGCCCAATTTTTAGACTTTAAAACATTCGCTTGTTTTTGGTCTGGGGTTAAATTTGCCTTGCGCTCTTTGTCGCATTTAATGCAGGTAAATGCATAGCCATCTTTAGAAGCTCGCCGGACATAAAAAAATTCAAAAGGCAAAACTTGCAGGCATCTATTGCATCGCTTAGTATTAGACAACTGAACTACTTTCTCTAGTTTGGTCACGCCTCGGGATGTTCGCGCATCGCCGAGGTTTCTACTATTGTATAACTATGAGCAAACCTACGCAAAAAATAAATGGGGCAATTTCTGTCTGGTCTAACACACCAGGTCAATCTACTGGATACGGAGTCCAAGCCGAGTATCTAGTTCATAGGCTAAAGCGCGATGGCGCTGAGGTAGCCGCTATCTCTAACTATGGGCTTGAGGGTTCTCTGTCTACCCTCTCGACCCCTTATGGCAAAATCCCTCACTATCCTCGCGGAATGGAAGCCTACTCTAATGATGTTGGCCCGATGCATCACGCTCACTTCAAAGGCTCTAATAAGGGTTTGCCAGATGCGCTGATTGGTCTTTATGACTGCTGGATTATCAAAGGTCAGGCTTGGGATAACATCAACATTGGTTGGTGGACACCGCTCGATCACGGAACTATGCCCCCACTTGTCGAGGCTTTTCTTCGCAAAGAGAATGTCGCTCCGATTGCTATGGCCCCAAATGGTGTGCGCCAGATGGAGCAAAAGGGTATCGAGTGTGAGTATGTCCCTCACGGCATTGACACTAAAATCTTCAAACCTACAAAGACCGTTGAGGGTCAGCCTGTTCGAGAGTGGATGGGGCTAACGGATGAGTTTGTTGTGGGGATGAACGCTGCTAACAAATCTTCTGGCTTGGTTCACCGCAAAGCCTTTAGTGAGAACCTTTTGGCTTTCTCTATCTTTAGACAGCGTCACCCTGACGCGGTTTTGTATCTGCACACTGATCCGCTCGGTGGGGGTATTGGTTGGAATCTGCTCAAGGTTATGGCAGCTTTCGGTATCCCTAAAGAGGCTGTGTTGTTTCCCCCGATGGTGGATTACAAATACGGTATGCCTCAGCGCGACTTAGCGGCTCTTTATACGGCGATGGATGTTCTTCTTGCCCCTAGCTATGGTGAGGGCTTTGGCATCCCTACTGTTGAGGCTCAAGCCTGTGGCACTAGGGTTATCGGTTCTAACTGGGGTGCAACACCTGACTTGGTTGCAGATGACGGTTGGTTGATTGATGGTCAGCCTATGTATGATTCGGCTCAGGATGCTATCTGGACTGTTCCTCTAGTGCCGTCAATTGTCGAGGCTTTAGAGCAGGCTTACAATGCCCCTAGAGAGCGTTCTAAGGTGTCTATGGAGTTCGCTAAACAGTTCGATGTTGAAAAGGTCTGGGAAGAAAATTGGCTGCCTGTTATCGGTCGCCTGTTGGAGAAGTCCAAATGATTCCTGTTCTCGGCTTTTGCACTCTAAAGCGGTTTGACCTAGCTGAACGCTTGCTTGCTTCAATTGATTACCCTGTCGAGCATTTGGTCATTGTCAATAACTCTGGGACTAAATCCTGGTATCCAAAGAAGCCAGAGAGTGTGAAAAACCTTTGGCACATCGAAGTTCCTTATGGGCTTGGTCTTGTCGGTGCTTGGAATCTAATTGTCAAATCAACACCTTATGCGCCTTATTGGGTTTTGGTCAATGATGATGCTTGGTTTGAAAAGGGCGCTCTGCAAGCCATCGCCGAGAATGTAGACACTCAGGCTTTAAACTTCTTGCAAGTGAATCCACCTTGGTCTGCTGTGGTCTTTGGTGAGGGAATGGTCGAGAAAGTCGGCTTGTATGATGAGCGATTTTATCCGCTTTATTTCGATGACAATGACCTTGAGCGCAGAGTGGATGCGGCGCAAGTTCCGACTAACCACATTCCTGCTGTCATCCATCACGAAAACAGCTCGACACTCAAGAGCGGTTTCGAGGGGCAAAACGCGCGGTCTTATGTCGCTAATGCTGCCCTCTACAACAAGAAGCTGGCAGAGGGTGACAATACTCAAGGGGAATGGTCACTCAGGATTCGGAGAGATAACCGATGGGACTGAGAGTGTACACCGGCGGGACATTTTCGATGTTTCACAGGGGCCACGCTCAACTGCTGAAACGCTGTGCCGAACTTGGCTCTGTGACTGTTTCTCTGAACACGGATCAGTTCATTGCCGCTTACAAGGGGAAACCACCGATTGATACTTATGAGGAGCGTGAAGCTGTTTTGCGCTCTTGTCGCTGGGTTGATGATGTTATCCCTAACTATGGCGGCGCTGACTCTCGCATCTCTATTGAGATAGTCAAACCTGACATTATTGTTATCGGCTCGGATTGGGCTAGGCGCGACTATTACTCACAGATGGGCTTCACTCAAGACTGGCTCGATGAGCGAGGTATTGGGCTTATGTATGTTCCTTATACTCAGGGCATTTCTACAACAGAGTTGAAGAAACGCATTAGCGGTAGAATGTAAGTAGAGATAAGCGAGGTAATTGTGGCAATAACACAGGGCTACTGTTCACTTTCGGAAATTAAGGCTGCACTCCGCATAACCGATTCCGTAGATGACAGCCTATTGGAGATGGCTGTTGAGTCTGCCTCTCGCGCGATTGACGGCTACTCAGGGCGCTATTTCTACAACGCTGGAACAGCAACAAAGAACTTCACTGCTAATGACTCTTACCTCACCGCTATTGAGGATTTGCAGAGTCTAACCACGCTTGCCACCACCGATGAAGTTGGTGGCACTTACACCACTTGGACTGCTAATGACTATCAGCTAGAGCCTCTAAATGGTGTAGCCGATGGCATTACTCAGCCTTACAACGCTATCCGCGCTGTCGGTGACTATGCTTTCCCTTTCTATTCTTCTGGCCGTCAAGATGCGCTAGTTAGAGTCACTGGTGTTTGGGGTTGGGCTGCTGTGCCTATCGCTGTCAAGCAAGCCTGTGTAATTCAGTCGAGCCGAATCTTCAAGCGCCTAGACTCGCCTTTAGGTGTTATTTCATCGCCTGACCTTGGCTTTATGCGAGTTGGCTCTCGCCTTGATCCAGATGTTGCACAGTTGATTGACCCTTATCGAACTATTAGGACTGCTGTCTAATGGCATCAATCTCGACTCTGAGAACTGAGATTGCGGAGAACCTGGCAACCATTACAGGGCTTCGAGTTTCCCCTACTGGGCAAATCCCTGACAATGTAAACCCACCCTATGCCATTGTCACCCCTACCTCTGTGGACTATCACAAGGCTTTCAACAACGGCCTAAACACTTACAACTTCACTATTACTGTTGTGGTCGGTCGAGCCTCTGAACGCTCGGCACAAAATACTTTAGATGCTTACTGCTCCCCTACTGGGACTCAAAGTATCAAAGGTGCGGTAGAATCAGATAGGACACTTGATGGGACAGCTTATTCCCTGATTGTGACCGGTATGAGAAACTACGGCTCAATAACAATCGCAGAAACAAATTACTTGGCGGCTGAGTTCGACTTGACCGTTCAAGCAGACTAGAAAGAATAAAAATGGCAAAGACCGTTATTACCTCTCGCTATGTCAGCCTAAACGGAACTGACATTAGCTCATCGCTCGCAGGTGCATCTCTTGAGCTGACTGTCGAGGAAGTAGACAAGACCTCTCTAGGCTCAGGCGGATGGCGTGAAGTTGCCGCTGGTCTAAAGTCGGGTTCTGTGACTCTAAACTTCCAGCAAGACTTTGCAGCAGGTTCGATTGATGCAACCCTTTGGCCTCTAATCGGCACTGAGGGAACTGTAATTATCCGACCTTCATCAGGCACTATTGGCTCGGCCAATCCCGCGTATCAGGCCACAATCTTGATTTCGCAGTATACCCCCATCTCGGGGGCAGTGGGCGACCTTCAAACCTTCGATGTCACTTTTCCAACCGTGGGCTCAGTGACCCGATCAGTTTCATAACTAGAAAGCTAAAAAATGAAAATCACCCTACGCATCAAATTTCTGTCTGGCGAAGAACGCGATGTTATCTGCTCGGCCTCTGACCTTGTAAAGTTCGAGGACAAGTTCAACATCTCGGTTGCAAAGATTGAATCTGATTTAAGAATTTCTTATTTGCTCTTTCTAGCCTGGTCTGCTGAAACCCGACTGCGCTTGACTGACAAATCCTTTGAAGACTGGATTGAGTTGGTTGAGTCGGTCGGTGCAGCGGATAACCCAAAATAGTCGGACTCGGTGACGATTCCTCTCATTGGTTTCTAGCAACCCTTGCCTGCGAAACAGGCATTGCACCTAGGGCTTTGATGGAAGAATCTGACCGTATGCTTTGGACTATGAGCCGTTATCTTATTTGGAAGTCTAAGCAACTGAATAAGTAGCGATAGCCCCCCTCTCTGCGAGGGGGGTTTTCGTTTAGGCGGTAGAATGTAAGGTATGGCTGAGGAAATTGTCAAATTTTATGGTGTGAAAGAAGCCATTGGTTTGATGCGAACCTTTGAGCCTGAGATTTACAAGCAACTAAGAAAAGACATCCGAGGCATTGTTGCGCCTGCTGTGTCGAGTATCAAATCAACTGCGCCTAATGTTGCCCCTCTTTCGGGAATGATACACAATGGGCGAACTGCCTGGACTAAGCCAAAGGTGACTGTAAACATCACCCCTGCACAGCGCAGTCGAGCTTTTGGCAGTACTACCTCTAACCTTGTCGCTATCTCTGCAACAGGTCAGGGTAGGAAAGTTGGCTTTGACATTGCGGATATGGCTGGGCGAGCTAATCAGCCTAATAAGTATCCGAAGACTCGGCGGTTTGTTGATCCTCGCACTGGCGAGGTTGTGCAGAGGCGAGTGAATGGTCAGGGTCGCGGAATGATTGCTAACCTGCCCGCTAAAGCCTCTAGGTATGTTTATCCGGCGATTGAGAAACAGTTGCCTTTTATCCGTTCACAGGTTGCTATCACTATTGAAAAAGCGGCTGACTCGATTAACAGGAAGTTGAAGCGCGTATGAGTATTAAAGCGGTTATTGCTTCACAGTTTGATGCTACTGGCGTTCTAAAGGCACAGAAAGCCTTTGGTGGGCTGTCTAAGAGTATTCGAGGCACTGTCGGCGCTCTTGGTCTTACTGTTGGTCTAGCGGCTACTGCTAACGCTATCAAGCAAGCTACTAAGGCTGCTGCCGAGGATGCTAAATCTCAGGCGCTTCTAGCAACTCAGCTTCGCAATACTTTGGGCGCTAATGATGCTCTGATTGGTTCGGTTGAGGAATCTATTCGACAGATGCAGCTTTCGGCTGCTGTTGCCGATGATGTTTTGCGACCTGCCTTTGCTCAGTTGGTGCGAGCTACTGGCGATGTTGGCAATGCAACTAAGCTCACTCAGTTGGCTCTGGATGTTTCTGCTGGAACTGGGCGCGACCTAAACTCTGTCGCTATTGCGCTTTCTAAGGCTTATCAGGGCAACACTACTGCCCTCTCTCGCTTGGGCATCAAGGCCGAGAAAGGCGTTGATGTCTTTGCTCAACTTGAGGAGCAGTTTGGTGGCACTGCTGAGGCTGCTGCCAGAAATGACCCTTTCCAAAGACTGAGCGTAATTATCGGTGAACTGCAAGAGCAAATCGGTTTCGCTTTCTTGCCTCTACTAAACCGAATCGGCGACTACTTTGCTACCGCCGAGTTCGGCAAAGCCTTTAGCGATATGGCTGTTGCTATCAAGATCGCTGTTGAGCAGATTGACATTTTGGCTCGCCGAGTATTTGGGCAGAGTGCTTTTACAGTTCTACTCAACATCATCTCGGCCACCGCTGTTGGTGCTGCCCAGCTCGCTTTTGTTTTGACCGACATCGCTGACACTGTTTTCAAGATTGTCACTGGCAACTGGGCTGGCGCTGGCAAGAATATGACAACATTCTTCGACCGCTATAACAAGTTTGTTGCTGACATCTACAAAGAGCAAGACAAAGCCGCTAAGAACATCGGCAAAAACACTGTCATCTCTACCATTACCGGTGGAGTTACTGGCTCTGCTGGTAGCAAGACTGTTTCTGCTGTCAAAAAGGTTTCTGAGGCTGCTAAGGCGCTCGCTGAAAAGGCTAGTGCCGCTGCTGAGGCTCTAAAGAAACAGAATGAGGCCTTGGCTGAGTTCAAGACCGAACTTGCTGGGCTAACTATTCAGCCTCTTGTTGATGCAGGTCGAGAGATTGGCCAGTTTGAGCAAAATGCGATGGACAGCTTCAACGCTATCCGCGACACAATTCAGCAAGGCCTGCTAGACAAAACCATTGGCGCTAAGGGCGCTGCTAACCTGCTCGCTTATGTAAATGCTGAGTCTGCTGCATTTGAGAAGTTGGCTCGCCAGCGTGATGAGCTTGCTGCTAAACGCTCACTAGCGGAGTCTATTTTCCGCGACACTAAGTCTGCGATTGTTGGTTTGGCTAACCTAAACAGTTTCTTAGAGCGCCAGACAGAAACAGTAACCGAAACAGTTACTCGCATTGTTAGCGGTGTAAAGATTGCAACTACTCGCACTATTGAGGAATTGAAATCTAACGGCAATATTGTTTCTGGCTTCAAAGCGGTTCTCTCTAAGACTAAAGAGTTTGCACAACAGCTAAAGACCCTGCGCGAACTTGGTCTTGATCGCAACCTTTACTCTCAGATTGTGCAGTCAGGTGTCGAGGCTGGCTCACAAACCGCTGCTGCCATCATCGAGGGTGGCGCTGGAACTGTTAGCGAACTAAACAGCCTATTTGCTGACCTAAACAATGTCGGTAATGAGATTGCTAATCAGACTGCCGAGATTATGTATGATGCCGGTGAAACTATCACCTCATCACTTATTGCAGGTCTAAAGGCTCAAGAGGAAGCTCTGATTGCTCAGGCTAAGAAAATGGCTGAGGTCTTTAATCAGTCTTTCACTAGCCAAGTTCAGGCGCTACCTACTCCTACTGTCGAATCAACCGGCAAGGAAACTCTTTCCTTTACTCTCGCTGACATCAAGAAGATGACTGGCGAACTAGGAACAGGCGCTATTGCACAGCAAAACGCTAAACTAGCGGCACAACTTATCAACCGACCTGAGTATACGGCTTATGGAACTGTTGTAAACATCTCGGTCAAGGCAGATGCCACAACTAACGGTAAAGCCCTTGGAGCCGCTATTCAAGCCGAGCTGAACAAGTATGCAAAGGCGAGTAAGTAATGCCAACTGAGAGAGTCGAGATTGGTTTTGACCTAGTTCTCCCAACTGGGCCATTCTTTACCCTTGATGACCCTGTAAAAGGTCAGCTCAATAATGTTGATTACACTCTGGCAGGATTCGCTTATTATGATGTCACCTCTTATGTCAAAGAGATTTCGCTAGTCCGAGGTAAAAACAACAACCTTGATGCTATTTCTGCTGGCGACTTTGTGGTGCAGTTAGATAACCGCTCTCGAGCTTTCGACCCAGAGTATGACTCCTCACCTTTCGCAGGGAACATCTTGCCTAAGCGAGTTGTGCGCTACTACATTGACGAGGTGCAACAGTTCCAGGGTGTCATTGATGACTGGAACTTTGTATACACCCCTAACGGTGATGCTATTGCTTCCTTTGTTGCCTCAGATGGTTTTGTGTACCTAAACAACCAAACCCTCGGTTCGGCTACATCCTCGGTGCAACTCTCTGGCGCTCGCATCAACACCATCCTTGATGACCCTTTTGTGCAGTGGCCATCTGACAACCGCGACATTGATGCTGGGCAGTCACAGCTCGGCGCAGACCTAATCCCAGAAGATCAGAATGTCTTGGCTTATCTGCAAACTGTTGAGCGGTCTGAGCAAGGTCTGTTCTTTATCTCTAAGACAGGTGTTGCAACTTTCCGTGACAGGGCTGACATCCGCACTAGCGAGAATATTGTTGCTTTTGCAGATGACGGTTCAGGCATTGGTTATCAAGACCTGCTAATTGGTTATGGGTCGGAAGACTTAGCTAATGAGGTTGTTGTTGAGTCAGATGTCACAGGCACACAGGTCACAGCAACAGATGAGGCTTCACAGCAGGCTTTCGGTATCTTCAACACCACTCTTTCTGGTCTGCTAAACAACTCAAATGATGACTTGGCTGAGATTGCTTCTTTGTTAGTGGCGAAAAATGCTCAACCTGTTTACCGCTTCGATCAGCTCACAGTTCGCCTAAACTCGCTAACAGATGCACAGGTCGCGGATGTTATCGGGCTAGAACTCGGTGACACTGTGTCTGTGTCTTTCACCCCCTCAAGTATTCCGCCAGCTATTTTGAAGTATGCAACAGTGATCCGAGTGAATCACACTGTGGACTTGTCAGGTGAGCATTTGGTGACTCTAGGTTTGGCAACTCAAAACCTCACCTACCTGATTTTGGATGACATAGCCTTTGGTAGACTAGACCAAGGCGCACTGAGTTTTTAGGAGATTTTAGATGGCTGGATTAGGTCGCAAAACCTGGAGTGCATTAGAGGTTGTAACTGCTGCGAATGTTCAGGGTTACTTACAAGACCAAGTTGTGCAGGTGTTTGCTGGGACTGCGGCTGCTGGGTCGGCTTTGGGGACTGCGGTTTCTGAGGGTATGGTGCGGTATGTTTCCGACAATGACGAAATGCATATGTACACTTCGGATGGTTGGACTAACGCTACTCCTAAAGATGTTGCTGGTAAGAACAAAATTATTAACGGTGGCCACGACTTTTGGCAACGAGGCACAAGCGTATCAATTACATCAGTTTCTAATACTTATACCGCTGACCGTTGGGTCACTACCCTAAATCAGCGCACATCGGGGACTCTAGTAGTTCGCCAGAATACGGCAGACAAACAAACTACTGACAATTATTGTTTAGAAATAGATGCTACTGGTTTGGTTACAACCGCAGTTTTGTTTCACACTCAAATTTTAGAAACTCGCGATGTTGTCCCTTTGCGCGGTAAAACTTTGACTTTGTCATTTTGGGCAAAGGTGGCATCTGGTTCAGGAACTTTCTTGTCGGCTGTTCGCGACGGCACAGACATTGACGGTTTTCCTAGCACTTCTTCGACCCAAACCGAGGGCAGTCATTCTGTTACTACTTCTTGGCAAAAGTTCACTATTTCGCACACCGTTCAGGCTGGGGCTAACTCTATTTGTGTTCGTTTTACGACGCCTACGGCTTTTGCTGGTAAGGTATTTTTCTCGCAGGTTCAGCTTGAGGTTGGGTCGGTTGCTACCCCGTTTAGTCGTGCCGCTGGAACTATACAAGGAGAACTAGCAGCCTGCCAAAGATACTATCAGCGCATTACTGCTGAAACAGCGTACGGACACTTTGCAAGCGGAATTGCATCATCATCAACACTTCTTACAGTGTTAGTGCCTTTGAAAGTAACTATGAGAGTAGCGCCAACATCATTAGATTACGGCGGCACTATCGGAGTAAACGACACAACAATACTTAACAACATTTCAAGCGCAGCCCTTGGCGGTGACGGAAACAGCAACATCGCTAGGGTTCAGGTTGTTTCAACTGGTATGACCACTTACCGAATGACGAACCTACTAGGCAATAACAGTGCAACGGCTTACATCGGATTTAGCTCGGAGTTATAAAAATGAACTATGAAGAAATAGAAATTGACGGCATCGCTGGAAAGCAAAAGCACATCATTCTCGACCTAGGTGAAGGGGCTTTTAAATCATTCCCTGCCAACCTAGAAAACCCTGAATACAAGGCTTGGGCTATCAGTGAAGGCATCATCGAACCTGTAGAGGCTGAAAATGTCGGAACTGAAACCGAACCTATGGCAGAGCCTGTGATTGAGCCTGCGGTTGAGCCGGAAGTCACTGAGGCTGTAATCGAACCTGAGATTCCTGCTGTATCAGAAAACACCGAAACCGACCCAACAACCGAACTATAAAAAATGAGCGAACCAGACAATAAACTACTCATCCAACTAGTTCAGGATATGGCTGAACTAAAAGCCCTCGTGCGCGGTTATGCCGATTTGGAGTTGCGCGTTCGCGATTTAGAAAAGGCTCGCTGGAGTAGCGCCTGGCTTACAGGAACTTTGTCTGCTGTTATTAGCTCAGCGATTGTCGCAGTAGTGATTCGAGTGCTAAATGGCTAACTGGATGCTCCCTTTCCCCGACTCGTGTCTAACTGACCGCTTTGGCGTTTGGACTGAGCAAAGAAAGAAAATGGGACTCGGCCCTCACCGTGGTGTCGATTACGGCAAAGGTGTTAAGGGTAAATCAATCCCTGCTGTGACCTCTGGCAAAATTGAGAAGATTATTGAGGAAAAGGGTTTGGGTTGGGTGTTGGTGCAATCTAACGCTAACCGCACCCTGTTCATCGGTTACTGTCACCTGCGAGAGAAACCTGCTGTCAAAGTTGGTCAGACTATCAAAATGGGTCAGCGTATCGGCTTTGTAGGCAACACCGGCACTTATTCTTCTGGTGACCATTTGCACGCTACTCTAGGCCCTACTGTGGACTCCTATAAGGCTGGCACTGTTTACGATCTTCACGGTTACATTGTGAAAGTTATTGAAAGATTTGAGGCTAAAAAGAATGGATAAAGTCAAACAAATTCTCATCCGTTCAGTCGGTCTACTACTTGCAACCTTTTTCGGCGGTACAGCTATTGGTGCTGTTGCTGGTGACTGGGTTATGGGTTCGCTTATCGGTGTCGGTTCGGCTTTCGCTGTTGTTTTGACAATGATTGGTGTCAGCTTGGCTTGGTCAGGTGAGCTAACTATTGAGGCTATTACTAACTCTTTCCGCGCTGCTGTTTCTAAAGCTGCCGAAGATAATGAGAACATCCAGGATGCCATCAAGGTCGAGCAGGATGATGTCTTTGACTTTGATGATTTAGAGTTCTTGGATGAGATTGACAGCCTAGACTCAGACGAGGATTAGCGCCTAAAGGTTTTGCGCTCGTGGGCTGTTAGTCCACCCCAAATGCCCCAGTCTTCGTGAGCCGCTATTGCATAATCTAGGCACTCGAACTTGATCGGGCATCGGCCACAGATGGTCTTGGCAAATTGGACATCCCAGCTTGAGGTCTTGCCACCGCTGTAATCTTCGGGGTAATAGAAGTCTGGAAATTGCTCGCACTCAACCCCGTCATTGTCACGAATTGATAACAGTAGCTTCTTGTATGCCTTTTCTGCTTTGTGCGATGTCATAGGTAGAGGCTAAACTGGCGAGAGCAAAATAGCAAAGGGAAAATTATGGAAACTAGAGAAATGCACTTTACAGGTGTCGAGTTCCACGGCATCTTTGAGAATCAATCGCCTGAATGGTATGCACTCCGAGAGGGTCGCATTGGTGGCTCGGAGATTGGCGCAGTGTTGGGTCTTTCGCCTTGGACTAGCCCTCTAGCGGTCTATTACAGGCTGACTGGGGAATTGACTAAGGATAACGGCTATAACCGCCGTATGCGCCTTGGAACGCTGTTAGAGCAACCTTTACTAGACCTGTTTCAAGAGGAGCATCCTGAGTGGGGTGTCTTCAAGGTAGGTTCTTACTCGCCAGAGGCTGTGCCTTTTCTACTCGCTAACCCTGATGCTTTTTACACCGATGAGAATGGTGAACTGCATTTGATTGAGGTCAAGACTTCTAGGGACTTTTGGAGCGAGATTCCTCTGCACTATATGTCACAGGTTCAGTTCTATATGCACACCTTTGGGGTTCGTCACGCTAAAATTGTTGCCCTCACTGCTGGCGATTACAATGAGTTTGATGTCGAGTATGACCCTTTTATGGCTGAGGCGATGCTAGAGGCTCTAAGGGGCTTTTACAGCGATTTTGAGCAGGGAATTAGACCACAGTTTGACGGCAGTCTAAGCACTTATGAAACTATGCGAGAAATTTACCCTCTCAGCGATGACCGAACTGAGATTGCACAACAGTTAGGCATTGACCTGGTAAATACCGCGGTTGAGATTGATGAGCTGACTGTAAAACTAAATGAACTAAAATCGAGAACCCTAGATCAAATGGGTGTCAGTCGGGTAGGTTATATTTCTGTTGATGACGATGAGTTTATTGTCGCCAGAAGACAGCAAAAGGGTGAGGGTAAACCATTCCTCATCATTAACAAATCGAAAGGGAAATAATGAATCTTCTTATTGGAGATGAAGTCGAGCTGATTATTGACTCGATTCACGGCACAACAACGGTGCGAGGTGTCTTGACCGCGCTTGGTTTGCACAACACTAAGCCGGATGTTAGTTGGTTTCAGATTGCAGGTTTGACATCTACTTTCTGGTCAGATGAGGTTACTGAGGTGAATAAAGTTGGCTAATTTCAACCCACAGGATTATGAAACTGTTGAGGAAAGAATCAAGCGGTTTTATGCTGATCACAGTGACGGCAGAATCATCACCGAGAACCTAACCTCAGCTATTGACCGACAGGCAGCGACTTGGGTTGTCAAGACCGCTGTTTACTTTACTGGCGAGGAATTGCTTAGAGGCACACCTAAAGCCACAGGTTTAGCCTTTGAGGTTGATGGGGTCGGAATGGCCAATAAAACCTCGGCGCTAGAAAATGCCGAAACCTCAAGCATCGGTCGCGCTTTGGCCAATGCTGGGTATTCAGGTAATAAGCGAGCCACCCGAGAGGAAATGGCTAAGGTCGCTAGGGATGTCACCCCTGAGCCTGCTATTGACTGGATTAAGGCTGCCGATGACCTTGCCTGGCAGGGTAAGAAAAAAGAACTGATTGACCTTTACAATAAGGCTAGGCGGATGAATGCACCTGCCGAAATAGTTGCCAAGATAAAGGACATCGGTAGTGGACTCTCAGCGAAAGAAAATCCTGCTAAGTAGCATCCTTGAACTGCGCGAGCTGTATTTGGAACTTACAGACCCTAAATCTGGAGCTAACCCAAATACGGCTAACGCGGTAAAAGAGCAGGCAATTGAAAGGATGATGGAGTATGAGCGACTATTCGCCGAGTCTGGTGATTCAGGAACTAACAAGGATTCAACAGGAAGCCGCTAAAGGGGTTCAGGCTTTGTTTGATGCTGAGGCTAAGTTGGCTTCGGCTGAAAGAGATTATGAGGTTCGCTTGCAAACAGTCTTTATTGAGGCTGGGGGGACTGTTGCGGATCGTCAAGCGGTTGCAAAACTTGAGGCTGCTGAGGCTCGCTTTCAGGCTGATTTGGCTAAGGCTGAACTGAACCGAGTTCGGGCAAAGATGAAACAGTTAGAGCTTTCACAGATGGCGACTCAGACTATTAGCCGTCAAATAGAAGTCGAGCTTAGAGTATTGAAATGATTGCTTTACTTTTCTGGCTTGCTGCGCTTGTCATCGGTGGGCTGTTCATTGAGAAGCCTGACTGGGTTTGGCGGATACTGTTTTGGTTAGAGGTGAAGCGGCTTGAAAAAGACTGACTGGAAGAAACTTTTAGAGCGCGACTTGGGGCGCTGTGTGCATTGTGGGGAAACTGAGGCTATCGCGCCGAACCATAGGGCAAATCGGGGGATGGGCGGATCAAAGGAATTAGATAAGCCCTCTAACCTTGTCTTGCTTTGTAGCAGGATGAATGGGCTGATTGAGAGTAATGTCTTGTATGCTGGCGAGGCTAAGGCTAAGGGCTGGAAATTGTCTAAATGGCAAGAGCCAGAATCAGTCCCAATTTGGGACAATGTTGCACAGGCTTGGTTTGTACTTGACAACTCTTGGGATCGCAGTAAAGTGATAGAATAAGAAGTGGGCCAGCCTAAAGGATAAAAAGGCTGACCCACAATCCGATAATCGTGGTATCGGCAGTTCCAGCTTAGTGGAATTTCCTAACCCTCGCTATCGGCGACAGAGGTTAGTGACCGTCAAACTGTCGTTAAGTCAATTGGCTCTCGATTCATAATCGGAGATACTGGGCGTTAGATGCCGCCAGTTCATCACACCTGAAATAGAACAGGTGAGAGTTCTTGAGAGTAGAACAGAGCTTGTCAGATGCGGTCAATCGTGTCTACCTGGTCGCCTAGTAATTTGGCAAGCATTTGGCGTAGACAGTCATAACCGCGAGGAATGACCCGTTAGAAAAGCCCGATAGTCCTATACGGATAGTCAGGTAAACGGTTTAAGATAAGCCGTTTCCCTACCCTCAAGAGCCTGCCGGATAGAGATAACCTGTAATCTTTTCCTGTGGAAGATTTTGTGAATTGCAAACGCTGTGGGTTCGGCTGGATTCCGAAACCTAATCGGCGCAAAGAACCTGATTTGTGTGAGTCTTGTAGGGCTAGACCTGCGCTGACGGTTGTGTTTGGTCATAGTGGCGATAGGTGTTTGCCTCATCGTGGCGCGTTTGATCGTGAGGATAATCCGATGCGTGATGGTGAGTTGTTTCTGCCTGGGGCGAGGCTTTGTAATCACCGCGATTGTATTAATCCAAATCATATTGAGTAATTGTCGGCTTTTTCGGCTAGTGTTGTTTTGTAAGCCTGTTTTTAGAGATTGGATTTGAGATGGCTTTTTTATCTGTTGAGGGTGTTGCTAAGAGAGTTTTCCACAATGGTAAGGGTGTTGATGTTGTGGAGACTGTTAAGGGCCGTGATGGTTCGACTTATGAGCGTAAGTACACAGCTTGGTTTGATGAGCCTTTTAGTTATGGTCAGGGTTCTTTTGGTAAGTTTTCGGGTTTGTTTTCTGCGAAGATCAGGGATTGGACTGATAAGGATGGCAACCCTGTGATTTCTAAACAGACTGGTAAACAGGGGCAGAGTGTTGAAACTGCTATTAATTCGGCTCGCTTTGAGTTGAAAGAGCAGCGTGAGCCTGTTGAGATTCCTGTGTCTTGGCGCGAAGTTGATGACGAGATGCCTTTCTAATGTTTGCCGTTCTTTACTCTTTCGCTTATGCGCTCATCCTTTTTGCTTTGGCTGGGGATGTTCAGACTGAGTGGTTGAAGATTCTGGGCATTGTTGCAGGGTCTTGGATGGTGTTTGCTGGGGCTGTTGCAGGTCGGCAACACTTCCGCAAATGATTCTCACTATTTACGGTGAGCCTAAGCCTCAAGGGTCGAAGTCGGCTTTTAGGCAGGGTAACAGGATTGTGATGGTCGAGGCCTCTAAGGGTTTACCTGAATGGCGCAAACAGGTCATCACAGCCTGCAACCTTTACAAGCTCGAGCAAATGACTGTCGAGCCTTTTACTAGCCCTGTTCGAGTGACGGCTGTCTTTGTGTTGCCTAAACCTAAGAAGCCTAAGTTTTCCCAGCCTGGGGTGAAGCCCGATTTGGATAAGCTCGTGCGCGGATTGCTTGATCCGATTGTTATTGCCGAAATACTAAAGGATGACAGCCTAGTGACTGAGATAGTTGCTTCAAAAGTTTATGTTGGGGACACTCGGGGTCTGCCTGAGCCTGGCTGTCGAGTGATTATTGAGAAAATAACAGATTCATAACAGTTGATAATTTTCCTGTAAAAAGTTTGTCAGGGCGCGTTTTTGTGCTAACCTTTTCTTGTAGCCAAAGAAAGGGAAAACAAAATGACTATCAAACTAGCAAACGGAAGCATCACAGTAAACAAGTTCCAGAGCGCCTACCAGGGCGAGATGGTTCAGGTAATCGCATCACGCGAGATTGAAGACAGCTACTTTGGCTGGAGCGAAGTCAGCAACCTATGGGAGCAGCCAGCAACTCAGCTAGAGGCCGTTCTAGTTTCAGCTCGCAACTTTGTAGAGGCTGGTGCATAATGCCAGCCGTCATTCTTAGCCTCTTAGCTCTACTAGCACTAATCAACATTCCGCAGGTCGCAGGCTTTCTAGGCTTTGCAATTCTGCTAGGCGCTGTCGCCTACCTGGTAAAACTAATCACTCGAATTGTTAGGAACTACTAATGCCATTCGCTAGAAAGAAAGACCCAGTAACCTCACACCTAGCCGCCGAATCGGTGCAACACCTAAGCGCGACTCAAAAAACCATCCTCGACATTCTCAAGAAACCTCACACAGACGAGCAACTAATTGACCGTTATCGAGAACTAGCTCGCAAAGGCAAAGCACAGCCAGCCTCAGAGTCAGGGATTCGCTCACGCAGATCAGAGCTGCACAACCTAGAACTAATCAAGCCTGTTGGTGAGAGCTTAACCCAATTCAATCGCCGATGCTTAGTTTGGAGTACCAAATGAACGGCTTTGAGTGGATACTGCCACTGCTAATGCTTGGAGTGCCAGCTCTTTTACTTCTGGCTTTCTTAGCAACCCCAGTCATTCTTTTTGCTATCTATTTGAAAGTGAAGAAGCGCAATGGCTAAGATTCCGGTGACTATCTGGACAACTCCTAATTGTGTGCAGTGCCAGATGACAAAAAAAGAGATGGATAAACACGGAATCATCTATGAGGTAAAAGACCTCACCACCGAGCCTAAGAAGTTGGCAGAGTTCCAGGCACTCGGTTTCACCTCTGCCCCGATAGTGACAACAGACATCAAAATCTGGTCTGGATTCAGACTAAGCAAAATCAAAGGTCTAGCAGACTTTATTCACAGCCAGGAAAGGGAAAACTAATGGGAAAAATGATTAAAGAGGTTCACAGTTGCGAGCCTGAGCAGCCACGCACCGATTTATTAGGTGAGGGCAGTGTTTGGGAGTGTGATTGCGGTAAACGCTATGAGATTCTTAGAGCCATAGGCTCTCGCACAGGCCTAATGGGTTGGGCTGAACTATCGCCTGCCTTTTGGAATGAGGAAGAACAGCGAGTCTTGACTCAGCGTGAACGCACTTTGCTAGTTATCAACAGCTTTGAAGACACTCGGAATGAATGGCACGAAAGCAAATGGCAACGCTTTGTTTCTAAGCTCAAGAGGAGTTTCTAATGGCGACACCAATCTATGACAAACTCAAAGCCGACTGGACTGAGGCAACCACCGCATCACGCGCTATTGCTAGAGCCGAACTCAAGAAAGAGATTCTGGCACTATTCGGCGACATCAAGAAACCAACTAAGCAAGTCACTGATCTAATGAAGCGAGTCGAGAATGTCTGACCTTATGGAAATCTCCACTAGCGGATTCACCTTGGCACTGACCGAGGCCGCTTCGGAAGCCAGAAAAGCCGAAAGAGAACTAATCCTAGAGGTCATTGACCGAGTGCTAATTGAACAGGATCAGTCACCAGCCATCATTGTCAAAACCATCCAATACCTACGCCACAGAATCGAGATAGCCTAATGACTTGCACTTTTGGCGACTGCATCAAGCCAACTATCGGGCGCGGTCTATGTCGAGCGCACTATGGGCGATTCCGCCGAGGCACACTCTACAAGCCTGAAATTCCTGTGACCCTAAATGCTGCCGGTGAACGCATCTGCAACTATGAGGGCTGTGAGGAAATCTACAAGTGTGCCGGTAAATGCGCTACTCACTATTTCGCTGACTACCGCAACTCACAACCTAAGTTCACCCCTGACACTGTGCTTCAAGACTTACAAGCCCAGGAAGCGGAAATGAATCGAGCTGAACTAGACAAGTATTGGGAATGGGTAAAGAAAGAGCTGAAAATTGCCTGAGTTCACAGATCAGCAGACTTGGGAGTTTTGGCAGCGCCTCGAAGCCGAGCGCAATGACCTGAGCTACAAGCAACCAAGACGGCCGCTAGTAGACCAGAAAGAAAGGGACAAGATTATGTTCGATGCTGGGAGATTCGCTGAGGGAGCTAGGGACACCGATGCTCTAAAGGCTAACCGCGATATTGGGAAATACATCTATGGGGGCAAGAAATGACCATCTTAGAGAAGCGGTATTGGTTGCAGGGCTTCAATGCCGGTAAAGAAGAAGCCGAAGCCAGAATAAAAGCAAGAATTTGGGACAGGGTTGTTGATTTGAACTCTTGCGGTAAAACTAACTGCAATTGCAGTGAGGTCGCTCACCTTATTGAGTCTTATATCCCTGAATGGTTTGGAGAGGATGAAACAGATGAGTGATTTAAACGACCTTATTGCGACTAACTCGATTAATGCTTTTAATCAGGGTGTGCAGACTGGGGTGAGGCAAGAGCAGGAACGCATTATCAAACTGCTAGAAAATCACGAATGGTTTGAGAAAGGCGAAAAAGATGAAGTAATCGGGATGCTTGACGGTACTTGGGAATGTGAATGTGCTGGCTGTAGCGCCCTTATCAAGGGAGAGAACAAGTGAGCAACAGAAAACTAAAATTAGCCCACTGGATAGCGAGCAGTGAACTACAAGCGGAGCAATCAAAGCGTAATCGGCAATTCAAGAAGTTGGCAGTGCCTTACATTGTCAATTCAGTAATCAAGATTTTAGATGACGAACAAATCTGGAAATCTGACGCTCAAAGAAATACAATCATCAAACTAATTGACACTTTTGGTAATGACCTTATAGAGGGAGAGAACAAGTGAAATACCAAGATCAGTATGAAACAATAAAAGAAGCCTCACAACTACTAAGCGCACCTCTAGTCTGGAGCTATGACCTTGATGTTATTCGCAGACACCTCGCCTGTATCCTGGACTGCATAGCTGAGGGCGCTGACCCCGAACCTGCTGCACAAGACTTAGCCACCGCGCTAACAGATGAATTTCACGCCGGAGCGATAGGGTAGAACTATGCTGGAAGACTTGAAGCCTAGCCCACGGTCAAATAGATCGTGCAGAATAAGAACCATCCTCGATGAACTTAGCGAATCAGACCGCGCCATTTTTAGCAAGGCACTGGGGGATTTAGATGCCTACCCTCACATCTACCTAGCTAGGGCGATGACTGAGCGCGGAATCTTGCTCTCAGATAAGTCTGTGACTAATCACCGGAAAGGTGTTTGCTCTTGCTTGAAAGCCTAGAACCTGCAAAGAAAATAATTGCACCTCAAGGTTGGCGACCTGCTCTAGAAGTTGATGGAGAATCAGGCTGGGCTATCACACCTGGCTTTGCAGACGGTGAGAAGCCTAACTTTGACCAGTTTCTAATAGATGCAGGTTTCGACCCTGCCGAGATTGAGATTGTTGGCACACCTCGCACCTCACGCTGGCAGGTGTATGACGAGTCTTGGCGAACCTCTTACCGCTTCAACTTTCGGCGCATCACTAAAGATGCTGACCTGAAACTGCTCTGGTCTACGGCAAAGCAAAAAGCTAAAAGCTTACCAAGCAAGAAACTAGACGAGAGCAAAGCATTTGTTATCGCTGTTTCAGATTTTCAACTCGGCAAGGTAGACCATAGAGGCGGAAAGGCTGAGGCACTAGCTCGCATCTTTGCTAGTTATGACCGCATCGAAGCCAGAATCAAAAAAGAAAAGTATGGCCGAGTAGTCATTGCAGAGATTGGCGACATAGTTGAGGGCTTTACCAGTAAGGCAGACACTCAGCAAACCTTTACAAATGACCTTTCAATTATGGATCAGGTAGACCTAGGCATCACTCTTATCTGGGATTTAGTCAAGCGAGTAAGCAAATACTGTGACGAGGTATCTTTTGCCTCTATTGCCTCAAATCATTGCCAGTTCCGAATTAACAAACAGCAGGTAGGCGCACCTGGTCGAGATGACTGGGGTGTGATGATAGCCAAACAGATTCACCGACTATCTCAAGAAACCGAACTGCCAATCAAAGTCCATATCCCACAGGAACACGATGAGTCTTTGGCGCTCGATGTTTTCGGTGATGGTTTCCACATCCTAGGTTTGGTTCACGGACATCAAGCCCCTAGACCCGATGCTGTGCCTACTTGGTGGCGAGGTCAAGCCTTTGGGCAACAGCCTGTCGCTGGAGCAACTGTTCTAGTATCTGGCCACTTCCATCACCTGCGAGTTCAAGAGCTAGGCCAAGCGCCTAACGGTGGCTCAAGATTCTGGGTGCAGGTTTGCACTATGGATGGCGGCTCTAACTGGTGGCGACTAAATACAGGCGAGGATTCACAGACAGGCATTGTTTGTTTCGAGCTAGAGCAAGGCTCTCACTTTACTGGAACGGTCTTAAAACTCTAGTAGAATAGAAGAAACCCCAGCGTGACTGGAATCACCTGGGGCGTGACCGACTAATGAGGAGTCAGTATGAATGAGTCTAAAGTATGCAAAAAATGTTTGCAACTTAAGCCGCTTGAGTTATATAACAAAGACAAAACTCGCAAAGACGGCTATTTTCCTTATTGCAAATCCTGCACAAGTCTGCAAGCAAAAACTAGGTATGCAGATAACCCTGAGCCTGCAAAGCAAAGAGCTTCCAACTGGAGAATTAATAACCCAGAAAAGAAAAAGCAAAACAATCAAAATTGGATAGAGTCCAATCGAGAAAAGCATTTAGAGTATCAGCGTGAATGGGCTAGGAATTATCGCAAAGATAACCCAAATTATTCAAGGCGCAATGATCCAGAGTATTTGCAGTCTTGGCGAAAACAGAATCCAGATAAAGCAAGAAATCAAAAGCTAAGGCGCAGAGCAAGAGAGGCCAATGCTAGGTCATTCCTAGTTACTCCAAAAGACATATCTAAAATCCTTAGCAATCCCTGCATTTATTGCAAAGAATACTCATATCAGACGCACATTGACCACATCATTCCAATAAGCCGAGGTGGTGAACACAGGATAGGAAACCTAGCTGCTGCCTGTGCTAAGTGCAATACATCAAAACACTCTAAGTTTGTTTCAGAATGGAAATTATCTAAGAAAAAGTCCGGCACAGTTTGGAAGTTGTAAAAAATTCGGGTAGCATAGATTTTACGAAAGGGAGAAAATGAAAAAAATACTAGACCCAGCATCATCAATGAGGTCATTCTATTTTGACAAAGTTGATAGCCGAGTTCTTTTTGGCGACATCAGGGAAGATGAAACCCACGAGCTCACCAATGGGCAGACAATAACTATCAAGCCAGACCAGGTAATGGACTTTAGAAACATCCCCTATGAGGATGAGTCATTTTACTGTGTGATTTTTGACCCACCTCATATGCTGCGACTTTCTGAAAAATCTTGGATGAGAAAAAAGTATGGTGTTTTAAATGCAGAAACTTGGCGAGCAGACCTATCTAAAGGATTTGCCGAGTGCTTTAGAGTCTTGAAGCCTAATGGAACACTTATTTTTAAATGGAATGAAGTCAGCATCCCTCTTAAAGAGATTCTTGCTCTAACTCAAGAAAAGCCTGTCTGTGGACACCCGACAGGTAAGCGAATGGGAACTCACTGGGTTTTGTTTATTAAGGGAGAAACAGAATGACAATAATCAATCAGCCAGCACACTCAATCAGAGGCTTCTACCGAAACCTGGGCGCAAACAAAGCCATAGACCGAGCCATTGAGAACATCAACAAAGATGCAGTCATAAGCACCAACCTAGATGTCAAACTCCTAGAGCGCATCATCGAAATCCTAGAGGCTGAAAAAAGTGTGTAAGGTCGAGGGCTGTGACAAAGAGATCGCTAGTGTCGGAGTCTGCTGGACACACTACCAATACGCTTACCGACTCAGGAAGCTAAGAAAACTCCCAGACAACCTAGACCCAGCCATCCTAGAAGTCATCAACAAACCCAACAAACCCAAACCACAATGCTCAATCTGTGGGCTAGAGGTACACGCTAAAGGGTTATGCAAGACACACTACAACCGAGGGCTACGGCGAGCGCCAGAATACAATGACAGTGAACTAATGAATCAGCTAAAGATTTATTCCCTATCGCTTCGAGCCGAGGGAAAAGAAGAAGCCTATAAAGCCATCCGACAATTCATAGCAAGGATTACAAATGCTTGAGGGAATGATAGCGATACTAATAGCCGCATTTATTGTGGGCTTTGTAGTGATAGCGATTTGGGATGAGAATGACGATGAGTGAACCCTATTACCAAGACGAGTATGTAACCCTCTATCTCGGTGACTGTTTAGAGCAGAACGCTTGGCTTGAGGCAGATGTTTTAGTCACTGATCCGCCTTATGGTGTGGCTTGGAAAGGTGGAATTGGAGCATATAAAAATGGTAAGCGCCACTCAAAGCTAACAGATGGCATTGCTAATGATGAAAGTCCAGATGCGAGAGATAATGCTTTAGCCATTTGGGGTAGCAAGCCAGCAATAGTATTTGGCTCTTGGCGCATAGCCAGACCAGTTGATACACAGCACAGATTAATATGGCATAAAGCCGGCCAAGCACCAGGCCCAGCCAATATGCCATTTATGACTCAAGATGAGGAAATATACATTTTAGGCAAAGGCTTTAAATCAACTTCACCGCCAATGAGGTCAGTAATAACTACAACAGAGGCAAGGTCAATAGAGGTGGCAAAGATAGGACACCCAACTCCAAAGCCAATTCACCTAATGGAGATGCTTATAGAGCGATGCCCAGATGGCCTAATCGCTGACCCTTTCGCTGGATCAGGTGCAACACTTGTCGCCGCTAAAAACTTAGGGCGCAAAGCCATCGGAGTCGAGCTAGAGGAAAAGTATTGCGAACTGATAGCTAAACGCCTATCGCAGGAAACCTTTGACTTCTCAAAGATAGAGAGCCAGAAAGAAAAAGAAACCTACACAATGGAAAGCCTAATCTAATGCCTATCTATGAGTTCGAGTGCAAAGACTGTATAGACAGTCGCATAACCGTTATCTGGAACATCAATGACAATATCCCTAACTATAACTGTTCAATCTGTGGACACACAATGGTTAGGGTGTACTCTGCGCCTGCCGTAACATTCAAAGGCACAGGCTTCTATAAGACCGACAAATGAGCAACGGTCACGGAAACCAGAGCTATAAAGAAAGAAACAACAGGCTCATCAACCAAGGCGAGCAACTATTCACAGACTATTGCTTTGCACAAGGTCTAATCTGTCAGCGCATAGGATTCGATGAGAAACAAAACCCAGTCCCAAACTTCTATCACCTAAGCAAGACACTAAGACAACTCCCAGACTATGTAGTGACCAACCCTCAAACAAACAAGACAGGCATAGTGTCAGTCAAAGGCACAAGGAAATTCAAAGAGGAAGACTACCTCAACCTGCCTTGGTTAGAGCAAACCTACTCAACACAACAAGCGCCACTGTGGTTCGCTTTCTGCCTAACCGACAACATCTGCTGGCAAACCCCTCAACAAGTAGCCAAACTCTATGAGGCATCCACCACCCTAGGGGAATGGGCAGACGGCAAACGCTATCGAGAACTATCCCTGCCAGAGAGGAAAAGATGAGCAGATTCCGCCGACCCTGCATAGACTGTGGCGAACTAACACAGCCAGGCTACTCACGCTGCCCACGCCACCAAGCCAGAATAGATGAACTAAACAACCTAAGACGGCAACAAGTCAAACAACAAACCGGACAATACTCAGGCAACTATCAACGACTAGCCAAGATAGTAAGACAAACCGCCTATCTCTGTCACATCTGCGGAGAGGGCGCAAGACACGGCGACCCTTGGGAAGCTGACCACCTCAACCCCTCAACACCTGTGACATCCCTAGCCGACCTAGCGCCAGCACACCGCAGATGCAATCAAGCACGAAGCAACAAACCCCTATAACCCCCCTGCCGGCATTGACTAGGGTGGGTGCCATCGTTACAGGGTAGGGCGCGCAAAAC